CCCCCGCGACCGCGAATGCCGGCGCATCAGCCAGCGTCACACTGTCCGCATCCGACGCCAGCACCATCTGCGCCAGCCCCGCATTCGCTCCAGTCAGCCAGCGCAGCCGCCCAAATCCATAGGCACCCTCGTCCAGCCCGCCACCTTCAACGGTGACAGCATCGCCCTCAACCTCGCTCACCCGGACAACCACCCGCCGCGCCGCCATGTCGACCCGGCAATCCCGGTCCCCCAGCTCCGCCCGGCAGTCCGGCGAGGTAGCCGGCGCAACCGGCCCATCAAGCAGCGCCACCGGGCCGCGCAGCTCGGCGCTGAACGCCTCGCCCTGCCGCTCGACCGCCCCCAGCTCCCCCCGCGCCAGTTCCAGCCACATTTCCCCCGGCGCGTTCCAGTCGGTCAGGAACAGCGTCAACCCCGCCCCATCCCATCGCCCAGCCTCCAGATCCGCCGCCGATATGACATCGGCCGTCAGCGCGCCCTTCACATCCATGCTGTCCACGTCCATCCCGGCGCTCACGCTCACCGCGGACGGCAGCATCCCCGGCGCGGCGCGATAGACCATGCCCTCCACCACCAGATCGCGGTCATGCGAGGTCAGCCCCAAACTCACCCCATCCCGCCGGTCCAGCCGCCAGCAAAAGGCCAGGCAGACCAGTTCCTGTTCCAGTGCTTCCATGTCCTATCCTTCCACCGTGCTCCTGCTTCGCGCGGCTTTTGCTATTTCAAAAACTCGTCATCCCCGCGAAAGCGGGGACCCATTTCGCCCCAATTTCTGGCGTTGAACCATGCGGGAAAATGGGTTCCCGCTTTCGCGGGAATGACGAAAATGAGAGAGATTAGCGAAAGCCCTACTTCAGCAGGAGCACGCTACTCAGGTGTCAACCGGCTTCCCGAATTTCTAAGAGCGGTACAGACACTGCTTCCCCCGCCGCAAAGGTCGCCCGGCTCACCTCCAGCCTGTCCTCGGCAAATCGCACCGGCACGTCGAAGCGGAACCCGGCGGTCAGCACCGCCCCGTCCGCCGGGGCCTCGTCAAAGGCGATCATGCCCTTGCCCAGATGCACCCATCCGCTGGCAGCCACACCGTCCACAGCCACGGAAATGCTCCCCGCCACCGGCCGCGTGATGACCCGCTGCTGCGCCTCCTCGCCCGACCCATAATATTTGCAGAGCTGGAACTGGCTCGTCACGCCGTCGCCAATCCCCAGTCGCTGATCCAGCATCGAGGGCGCATCCCCGAACCCGCACGACCGGTCATCCAGCGGATCGGCAAAGCGGAAGCCCTTCGCCGCCCCCCTACGCGCCCGGAAAAAAGCGATCAGCGCCGCCAGGTCCGCCTCCGACCGCACGCCCGGCCCCGCATCATAGCGCATCCGCGCATCGGCCCAGTCGCTGCTCCTTTGCTCATGCCCCGCCTGGCTCTCCACCACCTGTGTCGAAAACCCCGGAGCCACGCTCGCCTCACGTCCCAGCGCCAGCGGAAAGAGCACATCGTCAAAGGCGTCCACATCATCCTCCTCGCCAATCCGGAAATAGGTAAAGCCGTCGCGGCACATCTGCGGCAGCGCCCAGATGAACGTCGCCGCCACGCCGCGCCCGCGCGCCGCGTCCGCCGCCGCCGCGATCCGCGCCCATTGCGCGCTATCCCCGGCATTCAGCACAAAGCCAGAGAAATAATGCTGCTCTTCAACCGGATAGCCCAGCCGCGCCGTCATCGCCGCCACGCCCTTGGCCGTCAGGGCAGAGCGCCCCTCCGTCACCCAGTCATAATCCTCCAGCTGCAGCACGTCGAAAGCGGGCGCGGCCCATCCAACGGGCACATTCGCCCGTTTCGCCTCCGGGGCGTCGGGATCAAGCACGGTCGGCAGATAGACCAGCAGGTGCGTGACCGCCCCCGGCGCTTCATCCACGACCGCCGCCGCCAGCGCCGCCGTCGATGCCGCCAGCAGCGCCCCCGCCGCATCCAGCAAATCCGTCTGCGCCCCACTCAGTTCAGCGCGAATGTCCGGGATCGACACCGGCGACCCACCAAAGGCCGCCCGCGCCGCGTCGTCATAGAGGCAGATGCGCCCATCCCCCATGATCCACCACCAGGGCTCGCCCACCTGAAACTTGACGGCCAGCCCGGCGTCGCGCGCAATCGCCGCGAAAGCCCGCCCCACCGCCTGCAAATAACCCATCGCCCCCGCATGCGCCGGAGATAGCAGCGTCGAAGGCGGCTCCCATCCGGTCAGCGCCGGATCGCCATTCTCCGCCCGCTGCTTCCAGTCATTCCAGCAATGCGCGTCGAACAGCTCATAGGACAGCGAGAAAATCACCCCGAAGCCCAGCGCCTTCGCCCGCTCCGCAAAGTCCCGGTGCCAGGCCGCGCACGCCACATTCAGCGTCCCGCCCGCAAGGCTGATATAGGTCCCGCCATACAGCGCCTCGAGCCGGAAATAATGGCTCATCCCGACATAATGATTGATGTCCCCGCGATACCCCAGCGCCAAAATGTTCCGCAGCAGCCGCTCGGGCGTCTGGTTATAGGCGTCGTCATAGCCCGTCGCCATCGACAGCCCATGCTCGGGCAGCATGACGTCGCCCCGCTCCAGCACCGAGCCCGACCCGTCGCAAACCATCTCCGTCAGCTCGACCCAGCCCTCGGCAGGCGCGGCCAGAAACGCGTCGCTCCCGTCGAAGTCCGGCGGCACCAGCGACAGGAACATTCGGTCCACATCCCCCGCCCACACCGGATCGGCCTCTCCGGGCAGCAAAAACCCGCCGTCCAGAGCGCCGAAATCCAGCGAGATCACCGCATCTTCCGCCGCACCCTCGGCATAGTTCCACAGCCGCACATACCAGCTCCGCGCCGCGCCCTCGGCATCCCGCCCCTCGATGGTCAGCGTCGGCCCATGCACCGCGTCCAGCGCCTTCACCCCCGAAGAGCGCCATCGGAAACGCAAGCGGCACCGCCGGAAATCCCGCTTTGTCTCATAGGCAACCAGCGGATGATCCCACCGGTCCTCGCTCTCCCAGATCAGCCCCGCCAGATCGTCCTTGCGATAGAAAACCGCATCCACGCGCAAAGCGTCCGGCCCGATCGTCGTCACCCCCGCCATCATCGGTCGCGGAAAATTCACGGTCCACAGATGCGGCGCAAACCGCTTCACAAACCCGCTCTCCCGCCCCTTGCGGTCGGTCGCCAGCCAGTAGGTCATGTCCGTTCCTCAACAAAAGTCCTCGCCAGGCTCGCTTGGGGAGGGGGACCGCCTGAAAGGCGGTGGAGGGGAAGGCGCGCAGCGCCAAAACATTTCACGCGGAGGCGCGAAGACGCGGAGAAGATGTGCCCTCTGCGCCCTCCGCGCCTCCGCGTGACCAAATTACTCCCCCAAAGCCCGCCGCACCGCCCGCGCCACCTGCCGCGAACTCCGCGCCAAAGCCTCCGGCGCGCCCGCCTGCCCCGCATTCACATTCACCGTCACCCGCACATCCCGCGCCGATGACGCCCCGCCGGCGGCAACCTGGCCGCTCGACGTCGGCACGAACAGTTCCGGCCCCCGCTCACCGACCAGATAGGCCCGCCCCGGCGACACCGGCCCGCCTGTCGCCCGCCCGGGCGCACCCAGGGCCGCTGACAGGATGGTCCCGGCGCTACCCAGCAATCCGCCGCCACCGCCGCCGCCGAACAGGCTGCCAAGTCCCCCTTGAATGGCCGACTGCGCCACCTCCGACAGCACGCTCAGCGCCACCCGCCGCAAATCCTCAAAGCCCAGCTTGCCGGTCCGCACCGCGCGCATCAGCGAACTTTCTATCAAGCTCCCCGCCCGCTCCGCTCCATCGGCCAGCGGCCCGGCAAGCAAGCCCCCCATCGCCCTGACATCGCTCGCAAAGCCCTGCACATCGGCCCGGACGCTCACGACCAGCCGTTCGATTTCCTCATCCATCGGGAAACATCTCCATAAGGTTCGCCAGATCGCCCGGCGCAGGCGGCCTTTCGCCGCCCCGCGCCCGCTCCATCTCCGCAAAGATTACCTGCAACTCCACCGGCGTCGCCGCCCAGAACTCCTGCGGCCGCCACCCCAGCAGCAACGCCGAAATGGCGGACAGGCGGGAAGCGGATTGGGTAAAGGTCATAGTCTCATGCCTATAATCGTCATCCCCGCGGAAGCGGGGACCCAACTCCCCTCTCGCATGAACTTTGAGCCAAGAGGATCAGTGGGTTCCCGCTTTCGCGGGAATGACGGGACAAATGTTGGGGAGTCACCGCCCCATCAAAATCTGCTTCAACACCCCCCGCAACAGCGGCGTCGCCTCCGCCAGCCCCATGGCCAGCACCGCCTCGCCCACGGCCTCCCGCGTGACCCAATCCGGCCGCGCATCGACGACATGCCAGAATAACGCCGCCATCTCCGACAACCGCATCGCCCCCGCCGCGGCTCGCTCCACCAGCGCAAAGAGCGGCCCCAGCTCCTCCTCCGCCGCCACCAAGGCCGCAAAGGTCGGACGCAGCACCAAAACCTCCCCGCCCACCCGCAAAGCCGCCTCGCCCCGCGCCGAATTTGCGTGCCCAGCCATACCACCCCCGTTCGTGTCGAGCGAAGTCGAGACACGCCGCGCCGGGCCACCCTCCCTCGACTTCGCTCGGGATGAACGGAATGGAAGGTGGCCGGCCATCCACTATTGGCTCACCACCGCGCCCGAACTCTCCAGGCTCATCGTGTAGCTGCGCTCGCCATTATAATCCCCGGCATAGTCCAGCCGCGTGACCAGGAACCGGCCGCGCATCCGCTCGCCGCTTTCAAAGCTCAATTCATAATCATCAATGATGCCGGCCAGCGCATTGTTGCGCACCCGCACCTCCGCCGCCGACCCGGTGAATATGCCCGCGCCAGAGACGCTCACCGACCGGACGCCAGCTCCGGACAACAGCTCGCGCCACCCGGCGCTATCCTTGGTCGTGACGTTCACGGCCTCGCCATTGACGCTGAGCTGCGTCGTCCGCAAACCGGCCACCGTCGCATAGGCGACCGGCGCGCCGCCGTCGCCCACTTTCAGAAGGAAAGCACTTCCCTTTTCCGCACCCATGACGCATTCTCCTTTAGCAAAAAGCAATATGTTGAGAGGTTCGTTGAAATGCTTCTGTCAGCACTCAGCTTTATCGCCATCGCAGCAGCGCAGCCCGCCGACCTGATGATCAAGGCGCGCGACGGCTACACCGGCTGCCTGCGCAAGTTCGTGTCCGAAAGCCTGGAAAAGAGAATGGACCCCGCCGACTTCAACAAAGCGCTGCAACCCGCCTGCGAAAAACAGGAAACCGCCTTCCGCAACGCCATCATCGTGGCCGACAAGGCCGACAACATGTCGGATGCCGAGGCGCAGGAGGACGCCCAGTTCCAGGTCGAGGATTTTCTGGACAAATTCCAGAACAGCTATCGCGACTATCTGGAAACAAACACCCGGCCGGGGTGATCTGCTCCTCTGGCCAAGCTGGTTGAAATTTCAGGTCAGGCCGAGGCGAAAATGGTGGATTTTGAGAACCGGAGCGCAGCGTACTTCAGTACGTGAGTACAGGAAGCGCAGAAAGCCGCCATTTGCAGCCCGGCATCACCTGAAATTTCAACCAGCTTCCTCCAGCACCCTGACCCGATACTCCACCAGCCCCACCCACGGCCCATCCGCATCGCGCACCACCCGCGAGCGCAAAAATCGCGCACTCACCACCCGCCAGCCGTCCAGCGCCACCGCCATCCCCTCGATCGCGGCCTCGACTTCTCGCATCAACCCGTGCAGCCGCGACGCCCGCGTGCCATCGTCCCACACCGTCACCGCCAGCCGGATCTCCCGCCCGCGCCCGCTCTTGTGGCTCCAGTCGATGCACGGACTTTCCGCCATCGCCACATAGGGAAAGCACACCCCCGCAGGCGGACCGTCGAACACCCCGCTGACCACATTGGCTAGCGGCGCATGCGCCTTCATCGTCGCCACCGCCGCCTTCTGCACCGCCATCACCGCTGCGCTCATCGTCCCTCTCCCTTCGCCAGCAGGCCGATCGCCCGCAGCCGCACGTCGCCCAGCATCCGCCGCCTCAATCCGCGCCCGGCGAGCGTAAAGCCGTCACTGCCGGTTTCGACCGTCACCCCCGGCGGCACATCCTCCGCCACCCGTTCAGCCAGCGCCGCGATCCGTCGCGCCCGCTGCGCCTCCGCGCGCTTCTGCCCCCGCGCCATCAGCCGCTCAAACATGGCTCCTCCTCACAGCGAAGCGTCACCACATCCCCCGCACGCGGATCATCCCCGACAAAGCAAACCCGCAGCACCCGTCCGCGCCAGATCAGCCTTCGATCCAGGCCCAGCCCGTCCCGCCGCCGCACCGTCACGGCCCAGCGCCGCTCACCACGCCGCGCTCCGCCGTTCACTTCGCTGCCACCCCGATCCGGCGAAACGCCAGCCCAGACCTCGGCTTCCTCGACCCATTCGCCCGCGTCACCGCCCAGATCGTCGCGCGCTTCCTCGCGCCGCTCGATCATCACGCGTTCGACCAGCAATCCCGCCACTTCCCGCGCCATCACCTGATCCTCATCCGCCGCCAGGGCCGCCAGAGCGCACTCACCGCCGCGGGTGGCGCACCACCGTCGCCGTCCCGATGCGCAAACATATGCGCCGCCAGCCGCACCACGCCCTGCCGGATCGCCTCGGGCAATGCCGCCCAGTTCGCCGCCAGCCCCGCCGTAAAGCTCACATCGATCCGCCCCGCCGCGCCCGGCGCAATCACCCGCACCCAGCCGTCGCCATTGCCGTCAATGTCCACCGCATAGCTGCCCACCGGCAACGCAAAGGCCGCGCCCTCCGCCGGTATCCCCATGACACCGCTAATCGCGCCCACGGGCGTCCAGGACAGGCGCTGCCATTCACGCGAAGCGGGCAACCGCTCCACCTCATCCCGCACGATCAGCGCCCGCCCCGTAAAGCCTTCGCCATGACCAATAGCGCTCCGCACCAGCCGGTCGATCAGCGTATCTTCCTGGCTGCTCTCCAGCCGCAGCCAGGCCTTCGCCTCATCCCGCGCGCCCTCCAGCGCCGCATCCCCAATCGGCATGCCGCCTGTTCCTTTTCGATAGAATTTGAATGAGCATCCCCTCTCCCCTTGCGGGAGAGGGTTGCGCAGACTTGGCAGCGTGCTGCCTAGTCGAAGCTGGGTGAGGGGTATGCGCTCGTCAAGCGAGGGCGCGGGCCCATTGGCCCGCCCGCCCTCATCCAACTCAACCTACCGTCATCCCCGCATTCGCGGGAATGACGATCAGGGGACTTACGAAGCAGCGAACTTCATCAACTTGATCGCCTCGCTGTTCGCCACAGCCCCGCCGACCCGCTTCACCGCATAGAAGTGCACGAACGGCTTGTTGGTGAAGGGATCGCGCAGGATGCTCGTCGCGCTACGCTCCGCGATCACATAGCCCGCCTTGAAATTGCCGAAGGCGATCGACAGGCTGTCCGCCGCCACGTCCGGCATATCCTCTGCCTCCACGACCGGATAGCCGAGCAGCGTGTCGGGCTGGCCCGCGACCAGCCCCGGCTGCCACAGGAACGCGCCGTCGCTGGTCTTGAACTTGCGGATGCGCGCCAGTGTCGCTGAATTCATCACGAACGCCGCCCCCTGGCGATAGGGCGCACGCAGCGCCTGCACCAGATCGATGAGCTTGTCCTGCGGATTGGACGCCGCAAAGCCCCCCGACGCGCCCGAAGCCACATATTGCAGCGACCCGAACGCCCGGACTCCATCGGCCTCGTTCGTCACCGTGCCGGTCAGGAACCCCTTGGGCTGATTGGTACCCGTCCCGTTGACGAACGCGGCCCCCTCGGCCTTGGCGAACTCCATCGCGATTTCGCTCGCCAGCCAGCTTTCGACATCGAACTGCGCGTCGTCCAGCATCGCCTGAGATGCCGCCGGATTGGCGAACAGCTCGCCCGAAGGCGGCACGATCTCATGAAAGGTCGGCGTCCCCGTCTCCGCCCGAGCGCCCGTTTCCGAAGCCCAGCCCGAAGGCGCACCACCGCTCGTCACCAGTTTGCGATAGCCGGCCGACCCCGTCTGCACCACATTGGCGATCGAGCGAATGGGCGAGATGCTCTTCAACGCCGCATCGATCACCGCGTCGATCTCGCGCGGCACCGCATAGCCGCCCTCGGCGCCTGTCGCCCCGGAAAAGCTCTTCAGCTCCACCCCGGCCTCCAGCCCCTTGCGCAGATAGCGATCCACGAACGCCGCCCGCTGCGGATCGGCGGCATCGCCCTTCACCCCATCCAGCGCCGGCCGCTGCGCCGCGACCACCTGCCCCTTCAACGCCGACACATCGGCTTCCAGAGCAGCAATCTTCTCCGCCTGCAGAACAGCATCAAAGCTCTCTTCAAGCGCATCCGCCTTCACTTCATACATAAACGTCTCCCGCACAAAAAAAGCGGGCCGAATGACCCGCTCCAAATCCATCAATCGTCACCCCGGACTTAATCCGGGGTCCATAAGCGCAGCGCCCAAGCCACTTTCGCTGATGCTCATGGATGCTGAAACGAGTTCAGCATGACGGCTTATTTGGCGTCCTCCACCGCATGCACCCTTGCCAAGGGCTGCATCGGAAACGTCACCAAACTCACCTCCACCAGATCGATCGCCCGCAATTCCCGCGGCTTCCCCTCCGAAGCCTCCCGCACCCGATAACCAAAGGACAACCCGCTCACCGCGCCATCGCGCAACAACGCAGCCGCCTCCCGCGCCGCCCCCGTCCGGGCGTTCAGCCGCCCAATCACCCGCAACCCCCGCGCATCCTCGCGCAGATACTCCACCGTCCCGATCACGGCGTCCGGCTTATGCTGCCAAAGCAGCGGCACCGAATATCTCCGCTCACCCTGAGTAGCCGCTGAGCCTGTCGAAGCGGCGTATCGAAGGGCATCCGTAAAGGCCCCCCGCCGAACCACGTCCCCGCCCCGATCGACCCGATCAAACACCGCCGCATAGCCCGCAAACCGCATTCCCCCCTCCCCTTCAGGAGTTGCCGCTGCGGCCCTGTCTGGGAGACAGGGCCGGTCGGCAACTAGGGTCAGGGGGTGGGGACCGACATCGCTCAAGGCTCCATCAACAACCTCACCCATCCCTCACCCCCTCACCAACCCAAACACCCCAACCTTCACCGCCACGGCCATCAGCACCAGCGCCAGCACCCCGCGCACGATCCACCCGATCACCGCATTGCGCGCCGCCTTCTTCGCATCCCGCCAGGCCCCCAGCAGTTCCCGCAATTCCCGCACATCCTTCTCCGCCCCCGCATCCGAAAGGCCCAACCGCGCCAGCGCACGCCCCGCGCCCAACTCGCTCGCCTCCTCGATCAGCGCCCGGATCATCACCAGATCCGCGCCCTCCCCCTCCGCCTGGCTCACCAGCCGGGCCAGCATATCCGTATTGGTCATCTTCAACCCTCCGTTCGTCCCGAGCGAAGTCGAGGGACTTTGCGCGAACGACCCCGGATCAGCTAATCCCCAGCATCGCCCGCTTTTCCTCCCGCGTCAGAAAATCCGCCGCACTCACCCGGTCCCACAGGCTCCCGCGCTCTTCCGCCAGCGCCGGCACCTTGTTCAGGTCCACCGCCAACCTCACCCCCGGCATCCACGGGCCAAGCCCCTGCGCGATCCCGCCCAATATCTTCTCGGAAAGCGGCAAGATGGTCTGCCGCCACAGCGCCCGGTTCGCCTCGCGATAATTGGCGTAAGCATTATCGCCCGGCAGCCCCATCAGCATCGGCGGCACCCCGAACGCCAACGCGATCTCCCGCGCCGCCGCTGCCTTCAGCGCCACAAAATCCATGTCGGCGGGCGACAGGCTTATCGCCTGCCATTTCAGGCCGCCCTCCAGCAAAATCGGCCGCCCGGCATTGGCCGCGCCCTGGAAACCCGCCTCCATCTCCGCCTTGATCCGGTCGAACTGCTCGGGAGACATCACCGCTCCCGGCTCGCCCGGATCGAACACCAAGGCCCCCGAAGGCCGCGCCGCATTGTCGAGCAGCGCCTTGTTCCACACCGTCGCCGCATTGTGGATCGCCACCGCGCCCGCCGCCGCGCCCACGCAGCCCAGCCCATAATGA